AACATAAGGAACAAATCAGCATAAAAACTACCATTAATACGTTGCCTAACGTCCTGTATATCTGCTAATAAATGATTTAAATTTAGATTTACGTTAAATGCAGTCTCAATCTTGCCCTGTTGACCATCAATAAACGTAACTCCACCCGGCAAACTATCTACATCACGGTTTTTCATGTAGCTAGGTACTTGTAATGGTGGTTTTGTTTGGTAATCAATGCCTTGTGCCTTGCGTAATTGTTCATGTTGTAACTGTTTTACGTCACCTAATGCTTCCATTCCCGGTGAATTACCATAAATATCGCCACCAGAAATGCCCCATCTAGGTACAACAGCAGGGAATTCTTTATATCCACTCTCTCTTAGTACTTGTTCGCCATCACCACCTATCTCGAAGTAACAAGACTTGTATGCCATGTTCATATTGTCCTTCTTTTTAAAGTCACGCTCTCTATCATCCCTTGGCTCTATCGCATGAACTAACGTAATCCATTGGTCTAGTGAACCTCTGTCAAACAAATTCTTAACAGACGTTGAACATTTGTTATATCCAAATTCTCTTACTACTTCTCCTACTGTTTTTTGGAATTCTCTGTACAAAGTGTTAACTCTGCCTTGATAATCCGTAGCAATTGCATATTCTCCTATCGTTACAGGGTAATGATGGATAGCTGTCTTAGGATCTGGCAATATAATCGAACCTGCCGTACCAAATGCTCCCAATTCTTCATAAATACCATGCAATGTTCGGTATGTATTGGACTTTTGAAACACCAATTGCATACGTTCTGTTACATCATTTAGCCATAACTTGACAGGTGTATATCTATTTAACTCTGGGTCAGCCGTTCCAAGTCTAAACCAAGGTCTTGCAGGGCTTGTTGCACCTGCCATCATACCTGCACCTAATGTTCTTAATGCTCTTGTACCAGTATTGTCGTATATCGAGTTATGTCTTCTATGACCTTTATTTCTATCTTGCTGAAAATAACGTCCATTCCTTGGCAATAGATATGTAGTGACTTCTTGCCAATGTGACCACCATGTAGCTCTTTCAGATCTAAGGTGACCCCACCTAGTTAACAGGTCAGCACGTTTTGTTTTCATTGATTAACCACCAAGTAATGTGTTACCGCCTAAATTTAAACTACCAGAGTCTACACCTTGTACTCCAGTAAGTAATGTACCGGCAGGGCCAGCCATTGCTGCCTGTTCTTCTTTCTTAGTTAATGCACTTACATCTGCTCTCTTTCTATTTGCTTTATTCATTTCAATATCAGCACGATCACCTGCTTCTTTCGCTCTATCTTTAGCATCTTGATTAGCTTGTCGTTGCAATGCTAACTGTTTCTTTTGCTGTTTTTTTTGTTGGTTACTTGCATATATCTGCGATCCAACAGTAGCTGCTCCTACAATAACTGCTGATACAATCATTTTTTAAATCTCCCTAGAATACATGATTTCTTGTACACCATACTTTAGTTTTGGTAACAGTTTTGCTAGAGCGGTGTTTTCTTTAGCGTGCCATAACATCAGTTTGCAACCTGCAAGTTTTGCATGGTCTTCTGTAACTTTCAATAAACGTAATCCTAATCGTCCACCCCTAAATTCTTTTTTGACAAACAAAACGTCATTTTGGGCAACTCTTAGATCAGCATAATGAAAATGATGCATGATGATATTCATAGAATAACCAATACAAACATCGCCTTGCATTGCTAGATAAATAAATAAGAACCCATTCTGGTCAACCGATTCATACATCGGCCAGTTTGGTTTTAGCTTCATCACTTGTTTGTTGCGAGCAATCTCTTCGTAATGCTCCTCAAACAATGGTTCTGCTAATACTTTAAATTCATCTAACGTGCAGAGTCTGATGGTTGTTTTAGGTACTCTACTTTCGTTTACAGTAGCTGTATCATCAGTACTTACGGTCACACTCGTCATAAGGGATAATTAGTAACACAATCAAATATTATATGCACTCTATCTGTCATGCCAACATTGTGAGCCGTATGTAATTTCTTATGGTTAAACCACCAGACCTCACCTACCTCAAACTTTTGCTCCTGATCTCCGCAAGTTTGGCTACACCATTGGTTAGATTTAAGTACAAGATGAAATCTTTGGTAGTGATCTGCATACGTTCCTTGATCATTGTGTTTGGTCACATGACCACTAGGCTTCAGATTGACAATAAGTAGCCTACCCATGTCTTTAACCCCTAGTTTTTCTAGGATTGGTTGCATCAAGGGCACTAATGCATCTTTCAAGTACTCCATGCATGGGTAATCGTATGATCCTGTATCCCATAAAACGTAATACAAACTCATCTTTAGTGGTCCTCTAACATATATACACTCGGTATCTTTATGTGGTGAGTTAGTGCATTTTTGCCTTGTCTCTATCTCTTTCCATAACTCAGGTTTACCGTCCAACAATTGGAGTAATGGGTCTACATCTAGACCTTCTGCTATACGAACAAAATTACAGCACTTTGTATGGGTCATATTCCTCCTTACCTGTAGATACTTTACGTCTTTTGATGTATATATCCTCCATCTCTTTTTTGGCTACTGGGAGGGCAAAGGTTAGTGCTAGTGCATCAGCTAAATCTGGTGACCCTGCTCCCTGCAATCTCTTCTTTATCTGATCCTTAGACTCAAGCACTCTTCTGCCTACATTGTCGTACCAATATATCGGTGTAGCTAACTCTTGTTTAAGGGCGGTGTCATTCGGTATTGCACCTCCTTCTTCTATCCATTGTTTCATTAACCACCACATCTCAGTCCTACGGTTGATGTACTGTTCTGGTTTGGTTGCCTTACCTCCAAATGGTATTTCGATTACGTCATACGATAGTTGTCTTAGTCTGTCGATTACTCCACTACCTGCACCTGCATCACAGAACACTGCATCTGGGTTATGTTCCTCAATTAGGTTGGCTACTCTTGCTGCTAGATCCATGTTATCTATACCTCGATAGACGATAGGTTTATAACCTTGTTTTCCCTGCCTACGGAATACTACAGATCTGTCATCACCAAACCTTGCAGGGTCTATACCTAGCACTACAGGTGACATCTTTACATGGTCTGATTGGTATGTTCTTTTGGCTGCGTCTTCGGTATCTGCTAAAGCTATAAGTTGGTCATCACCTGCTGCACTGAAGTCACATAAATATTCCCTTGCAAATGATGTCTCACTCATGTCTCGCTTGAGACGTGTTACTTCATCAGGGTGAATACTTTCTGTGTCGTATACCGTATACCTTGCTGCTGACCAATCCTTGGGTTCTTCTAATGCCTTGTAATACAGTTCTGAAAATAAGTTAATTCCACTAGGGGTTGAGATAAAAATAGCCCATCCTAGACGGTCTGAGAGTGCAGGCTGACATACATCAATCCAGAGTTCTTTCTTTATTTGACTAACCTCATCTAATACCAGACCATCAAGTCTGACCCCTCGCAACGCATCATATCGGTCACCTCCAAATAGACGAATGATTGCACCATTGTGCAGAAATTTAACGCTTAGTTCTGATTGGTTTATTTCAATAGCATTTGCTCTACGCAATGGTTCTAGTTTTTCTAAGAGCCGTAACCAAGCTATGCTTTTGCTTTGACTAAGGTAGGGCGAGACGTAGCAAAACAAACCTAAATCTTTATCAAATTTAATCGCTTTATCTATTAATTCGAGCAAACTAAGTTCAGTCTTGCCAGAGCGTCTGTGGAGTGCCAGAACTTTGAATCTTGCTTGTGTTAAATGAGCTTCACGCTGCCATGCTCTAGGGGTGTAATCAAGGGTAATGCTGCTCATCCTTGAGGTACGCCAGTACTGATAGTCAGGTTAATATTTGCTTCCCCTTCCACCCCAAGCTTTTCACCGAACCTTTTCGGATTGAACTTAGATAGCATTTTAAACCTAGTTTCAACCCTGTTCTTCTGCCAGTTTATAAACGCTGGATCTATCCTCTCATTGCCATCAGAGCCGCACATAGTAGGAGGAGTATCAATTAGCTCTAGACATTCCTCAAACAGAATCTCACACCCTGTATCTCTCGCACGTGCGAAGGCTGAACGAAACTCCTCATCTTTCTCCAACCATTTATAAATAGTCCTCCATTGAACATTACCTTTTTGCCTACAATATTCTCTTAAAGTTTTACCGTGAGCAATCCATTCACAAATTCTGGAACTTTCAACAGGATCAACTTTCTCTATAGGTCTTCCTAGTTTTGTAGATTGTTTTCCATCTATCTGGTGTCTGACAGCGAGATTCGTAGCGGCAGATTTTTCCAATAGTTTCCCTCCTTATGTTATGTGATGAGAAAATGGTTGAGAGAGTACCGTATCCTAAATTATAAGTTTCTCTTAAATCTAAGATAGCTTGGATAATGTACTCAGGAATTCTAGCGTGATGATGAAATTCCCCGATTCTGTAACCGTCCTCATTAACTGGAATATACTCTCTAGTAGTTTGAGTAATTACAGCCATTAAAAAAATAAATAAAATTACTCATAATATAGAGAAATAAAGAGAATATCGCAACATCCAAAATTAATTACTTGACATATGGTGCATTAACTGCAACACTATAAGTATCGGTGGTCGAGCCGATTTGTTCCCTAACTAATTTAATTAACTACAGCAAATGACACAAACAACTACAGCTACAGACAGAAAAGAGTTCCTTAAGCGTCAGATTGACTGCGTAACTCAATACGTCAAAGAAGACAAAGAGACAACTTCAGAATTTTATTACGAGTTTATGAAAGGTTGTGAGCCTACACCTGCTGATTACGAAGCAGTATGCGAGCCACTTTACCAAACACTTACACCGGCCAAAGATTCTTTTGATTGGAGAAATGATTTCAAAGTAAGAGCAGGTAAGCCACAAAGACGCAGAGGTGTTTATGCACCAACAGGTGAAAAACGTATTTACGATACTAATCTTATCTGGAATGTCAGTTTACATTTATGTGATGGCAAGTATGTAGGTATCAATGCAGGTTCAATGATTTGTAACAGCTACAGCAAAGAACAGAGAATGGCTAACCACAGAATGTACAACCTTAGACCAGTTGCACATGGTGACAAAGTTATTATCAACAATGAGTTTTACATAGCCAAGGTCAACGGCCATTACTCAAACTGCATCGAGTTTCACAAAGCAGAGGTCAACTAATGACCTTTGCACTTTTTCCTTATTTACTTTTATTCCTAATCCTTATTTAACAATGACCAGTACAAAAACAGTTAAAGCATTTGACAAAATCCAAGACCTACAATGGGCTTCTGAAAATTGGCTAGACAATAGTCCTTATGACTTGTTCAAGCAAATTATTACAACTAAAGGTTTTGGTCATAAAGATTTACTAGCAATTGGTGAAGCTTTATTAGTCTTTGGACAAGATGATGTAGACAAATCAAGAGTAGAAACTTATTTATCTACATTGGATGAATTGGACAATCTTTACAACAATGATTACGACAAGTATGAACAAAGAAGTAAAGAAACAGGCATTAGTCTTACTTAGGAAAATAAATTATGAAATTGAAAAAAACAAGAAAAGCAAGAAATTGCTACTCATGTAAATCCTCTATATCAAAAGGGGATTTATACGGCCAAAAAAGCATTGCTTTAGGTTCTAAAATAAACGGCCAATCTGAAACTGCCGAAAGTATGTATACTGTCGTTCATCAAATGAGAATTCCAGTTGATATGTGCCAAGCTTGCCTAGAGGGTTAACCACCCTCTTTTTTTTGCCCAATTACTTGATTAAATGTTGCATTTATGGCAATATATAGATATGGAATCAACTATTAAAACCCCCTACGAACTAGTAATTTCTGAATTTGGCGGTGTCCGTGAATTGGCACGTCAGGTTGGAAGGGATGCAGGTTCTGTTAGCAAGTGGAAAAAGCAGGGAACAATCCCTACCTCCATTCAGAAAAAAGTATTAGAAAAAGCATGGGATTTAGGATATCAAATTTCAGCCCATGAGCTTATTTTTGGAAAAGAATAATGAATTGCTATTGGTGCGGTGCTGAATTGATTACAGGTACTGATATGGATACTGATGCATCAATGCATAAACTTTTTTATGATAAGTATTCAGTAATGACCAATTTAACTTGTAGTAAATGTGATTCAGAAGTATATATTTTAAAAAAACGAGATGCCTACGATTAACTAATATTTGCCAAGTGTTGCATTATGTGATACACTGGTTGTGAGCAGGTAACTGTCTCATTTTCGTCACTTACAATTTTTTAATTACAAAACGAATGACAATTTCATTTCCAAAAAGTTCACATCCAACAGGACTGCACTTTTTTACACGCAACCCACATCCTAAAAAGGAAGACCACGGTGATTGCGGAGTCAGAGCTTTATCTTTAGCGACTGATACTGAATACAGGTTTGTCAAGCATTATGCTGATGACGCAATAGCTCAAAGACATGATGGTGATGAGCCTGTTTGGGGCTACAAAAGATATCAGACTTCATACGGTGGCATAACTCGCCAAGAGATGACCACAACTCTTAACGACATGGCAAAATCTGATCGCAAACTATACGATTGGATTTACGTTTCATACAAAACTGTTTTTCATAAAGACAACTTGCCTGAGGTTTGCATTGCTGACCAAGACAATCACGTTGTCTGCGTTAAGGATGGTGCTATTTATGACAGTTGGGATTCCAGAGGTAAGACCAAAAAACTAAAAAAGGTTATAGGTGTTTGGTGTCATAGAGATATGTGGCAAAAGTTCATGAACAAACACAATCGTGATTTAAGAGCAGCAGGTGTAGTCAAATGACTATTACCCAGAAATTAAAAAGGTTGGACTATTTGTCCAGCCTTCCTTATTCTGCTCACACTCCAGAAATGTGGGATGAAGAACTAAGACTCGAATGCGAGTTAGACCACCTTAACCAATTAGACAAATGACCTCATACGAAGTAAGAGTTGTTGTAAGTCAAGCTGACTATTACCACGTTGATGCTCCAAACAAGGAAACAGCATTAGACATGATACGCAAAAGCTTAACAACCGACAAAGTTACCTACGGCAAAAAGGTAGATACTATTAAACATAATCCAGAAGTTACTTACGCTTTGGAATTAGATGAAAAAGGAGAGGTAACTTACCAATGACCACATTTATAGTCTGGGTGTGTTTAGTCACACTCATTTATATCTTTCTTAAAAACACTATCAACCATTATTGAAATGAGGAAACATACAATCACCGTCTACACCAATGACGAGTATTCTCTTTACGACATTCTTAATGAAGTCAGATCTGAGATAGACCGTAAAGTTTTCAGTAGAGATAACATCAAACAAAGAAAATTTTCTGGCTCACATGAAATAGAAAAGTCTACTGATAGTCCTACTTGGAAGTACTTTGGTCATTACGAAACAGTTGCATCATGGGAGTCTAATGTTGTTCCAGATGACGAGTTTATTAAATTCCAAAAGGAGTTTAAATAATGCCAAAGACAACATCACAAAGTGCCAAAGTTCTCTACCACCTAGAGAACTACGGCTCACTAACTGCTATCGAAGCGTTAGAACTATTTGCTTGTTTCAGACTTGCTGCCAGAATTAATGATCTTAAGGAAGCAGGGCATGACATCCAAATGGAAATGAAAAAAATGAAGAACGGCAAAAAGATTGCTGTTTATTCTTTACCTAAAATCCAAAAACAAGGAGAACTATTTTAATGACCGTAAAAGAATTTCAAATTACCGAAACCAACAAACAAGATTGGTTAGAAAACAGATTACTTGATGTTACCTCTACTGAAGTTTCATGCTTGTTTAATCTCAACCCATACAAAACAGTTTTAGATCTTTATTACGAAAAAAAAGAAAAACTCATCCAAAATATAGATAGCCCCAGAATGGCTTGGGGTCGTAGGCTTGAAAAAAGTATTGCTGAAGGTTTTGCAGAAGAAAAAGGTGTAGAAGTTAAACCTTATGATGTCTATCTAAGCAATATTGAGACCCGCATGGGATCTTCTTTCGATTACAAAATTTTAGGTGAACAAGAAGCTTTGCTAGAAATTAAGAATGTTGATCGCTATGTTTGGCACGACAAGTGGGATGAAGATTCTGAAGGTAATATACTTGCTCCACCATTTATAGAAATGCAGCTTCAACATCAGCTTCATCTTGCAAACATAGAGTCTGGATACATTGTTGCTTTAGTCGGTGGCAATGAAATGAAAATATGTAAAAGAGAAAGATTCCATGAAGTAGGAGAACAATTAGAAGCAAAGGTAAAAGAGTTTTGGGAAAGAGTTAAAACAGGCACACCACCTGACATTGACTATGAACGAGATTCAAATTACTTGATTAAAAATTTATACAATCAAGCTGAAGCAGGGATAACTCTTGCAGCAGATGAAGACGTAGACACATTAATTGATGATTACAATTCAGTTAATAGAGAATACGTTTCATTAGGAAAACAAAAAGAATCAATAAAAGCACAAATTTTAGAAAAAAGTCAGAATGCATCCAAGATAATTTCTAAGTATGGAACTATCAATTGCGGTATGACCAAGGGTAGTCAGGGTAAATACATTACTCAAGAAATGGTGGGTACATACATCAACTCACGCAGATCATTTCGCCAATTCAAATTCAACCAACCAAAAGGAGTTTAACAATGACCTCAGTATCACCACTCGTATCTGTTCAATCTACACTTGAGAGAATGGCAGACAAATTCAATGAAGCATTGCCACCGCACATTGATGTAAACAAATTTATTAGTGTGGCAAAATTAGCTTTGAATAAAAATCCAAAGTTACTTGATTTAGATAGAAACAGTTTAATGCAAACCTTTATGAAAGCAGCACAAGATGGTTTGTTATTAGATGGTAGAGAAGCAGCAGCAGTCCCATATAAAAGTCAAGTTAATTATTTGCCTATGGTCGATGGAATTATAAAGCTAATGCATAACAGCGGATTAATTAAAACTATTTCTGTTGATGTTGCATACACAAATGATTGCTTTGAATATGAAAAAGGTAGCAATGCTCATGTAAAACATATGCCGTTATTATCTGGAGACAGAGGTGAACGTCTTGCAGTATGGTGTTATGTCAAAACTGTAAATGACGGTGAGTACATAGAAATTATGGATATGAAATCCATCGAGGATTGCCGCAGGGTAGCAAAGAGTCAAAATGTTTGGAACGCATGGTATGACCAAATGGCTAAGAAGACAATCCTAAAACGCATGGCAAAACTATTACCAAAAAGCGATGCATTGAGTACTGTTTTAAAGATGGATGATGAAACTAATTACAAAGAACCAGTAAACGTGACACCAGAAAAACAAACTCAACCATTGTCTAGATTAAAAGAAGCAATGGGTATGGAACAAGAAGAGGTAGATCAGGCAGCGGATAACGTAATAAACAACTACCGCAAAGAGGAATAATGCATTTTTATTCCTTTAACATTGGCGATTACATAAGCCACACTAAACACTTATCTGATATGGAGGATCTAGCATACCGAAGATTGCTAGACCTCTACTATCTACATGAACGGA